TATTTTTTTGCCATAATATATTAACTTTATCTTGAGCAAGAGGTATTTTTTCTGGAACAGACGTGCAAATCTGAAATTGTTCGAGTATTTTTTTATCAACAAAACTTGTTAAAAAGTTTTCTTGTAACTCAGTCCCACCTAATGGCGTCAATCTGTTTCTCCATCTAATGATAACTCGGGGACGATAATATTAACGTTCCTTTGTATGTCACTTTCAGTTGTGTCAGTTGAGGCATCTGCAATGTCTTTTTGAACTTCAGCTTCATCTTTATACACTTTACCAGTTTTTTTATTTAGAATCGTAGTTTCAGATTTACAATGTATAATATCCATAGTTAAAATTACCTAATTTATATAAAATTGCAAATAAATTATCCGTTTTCTTGCGAGCGGTCAAGTAGTGCATACGACACTATACCTTGTATTTCATCAGCAGTGCCTGCTGTCATTTTTAAAATATCACCTTCTTCTAATACAAGTGTTTGTGATATAATTTGTCGAGTTGTGTTAGCTGCAATAGAGGCATTGTCAATTCTAAATGTTGCTGATGCACTTGTATCTGTAACTTGTGTCACTAAACTTACCGTACCTGTTGAACCATTGTGAGCTTGTATTTGTTTGACTAGACAACGACCATTGGCTGGTGCCGTCAGTACACTGGTTGTGCCTGTAGTTGTGAGTGAAAACCCTTGATTTTTATATTGTATTGTCATGAGCTCATAAAAAAGTTAAAGGCATCTTGTTCATTTTTTAAATCATTTTGATAAGCAAAGTTTAACTGATTTACTAATGTTTCAATACCATAAGTTATCTGTCTTTGATTTTGTACCACATAATCATCATTAAGTTCAGGAATAAGTATATTTATTTTAGCCAACTTTTCTCGCTTTCTTTAAAGATTCTTTTGCTTTTTTTGCAATACTTACAACTTGTGTTTTACCCATAACTTTAGCTCTTTGCTCCATCACAGTTAAAATTTGTATCTTACGTGCATAGGGTTTATTAATTCTTTTAACTTTTGAAACTGTCTGTCTTGCATCTGCTGGAGTGGCAAATTTAATGCTAACAGTATCTTTTGGATTTTCATCAGTATATAAACGTCTACCAGACTTCTTAGGTTTTTTACCTGTACCAACTTTGGGGTCTTTTTTTACCATTATCTTCTTCCATCAGGTTGAACATCAGCTCGGAATGCACCAAATCGCCAAGACTCATCAGTTGATGTATTTTCTATTTTTAATGATGCTAATCTACCTCGTGCTCTTGTGTCAACCTTTTTCGTACTTGATGTAACAGTGAAAGGTCCAAGCGGTGAAGACGCTTCAGTTTCTGATGGAAAGTCTTTTAAATTTATTGTTATCTGAGCATTACCATCAAGCTTACCAAAGTCTGGAATAAATCTTCTTATCTTTACAAAAAACTCACCTGCACTACCTTCCATAGGCATTTCAAAATCACCTGATTCTATAAATGCATTTATAGGTGTTTTGTTCCCAACCACATCCAGTTGATTATTACCTGTTTCATGTTTGTATAATATAGCTGCACCAAACTCATTGGTAATACCATTAATAGATATTGATGGTAATCCTGTAACATTATATTCTGTTGCATATGGATTATCTAATACATACTTATCACTGTATGCAGTTCGTGCTAAAGAACTTGTCGTCCATAAACCTTCTCTATAATTTAATGTTACACATCGATCTATTTGTGTTGATCCATCTTTACAGTAAAACCAATTAATTTCAGTAAACAAAGTATTGTATCCTGCAAATACTTGTTCACTTTGACCAAAATTAAATCCTAAATCGTCATCCGTTTGAGTTGTAAATACAAAATCTTCAACAGAACAGGTAAGTTTTTTTACTGAACCACCATCATACGCATAGAAACCACCAGACTTACCCATCCAATACATAATACCATCCACATGCACTAGTGAATGCTGTGACATAGCGCCACAGTTTGAACCCACTTGTCTAATTGAAAAAGTAAAAGGTGGTCCGACAAACTGCATAATATAAGCAGATGTATCTGTAACGATAAAAATATAATCTTTACCTCTTGCTGCGCTTACTATTTTAGAACCACTGTCTAATTGAAAGGTCCCTGCAGTATTAGTTGAAACAGGCACATAGTCTGTTCTATCTTCTTGATCAGAAAAACGTATAAACATTTTATCTTGTGTGTTAATCGAACCAATTGTTGTTTCTGTTCCTAAATGAATTAAGTGTCTATCAGTATCCGATACAATTGTCATTACACTTGCTGTTGGATTTGTGCTTACTGAAGTTGCTCTTGTTGTAACACCACTTGTTGGGTTCCATTCAAATGTCCCACCATTTTTAATTGTTGCTACTAGTATTGTTCCATAGTTATCTAACGACCAATTGCCTGGTTCTAAACTTGTAGCTGAAGCTAAGGTTGCTGAACCCCAAGCAGTAGAACCATTCCAGACTCCTGTACCCCAACCAAAACCAAGAGTCTGTGTTGCTGAACCAACAGGAAAATAAGATTGTACTGTTCCCGAACCTGCTGCTGTAATTCCTGCACCTGATTCATTTGAGGGCATGGTAATTGTAAAACTATTCGACGTTGCTGTAATAACTTGAAAAGGGTTGTCAGTAAAATTAGCGGCTGTAAATCCTGTGCCACTACCAGGCATTGTAACTGATGAAAATACAACGAACTCACCTGCTTTTAAATTATGAGAAGTTTTGTTTACTGTTACTGTTGCGGAACCATTTGTGGAGGTAAAAGTCAAACCTGTTATTGCAGTTTCAAGTGGACTAATATCATAAATACCACCACCATAAAATATAAATAAACCTTTACTTGTACCTATAGCTATGTATTCTGTTCCATCCCTATCTGTCCAAATGTGTGTTGCTCTGGCTACACCAGGCATTGTTGTAGCCACAGCTTGTTGCCACCCACCTATTTTTTCAGGCTCGCCATAACGAAAGCGAACAAAATCACCATCCGTCCATTGGTTAGATGCTTCACTTTGTGTTATTTGTTTGTTAAAACCACCCTTAAAAGGTATACGAATTAAAGGCATGTCACCTCGCAGTCACAGGGTTTGTTCCGTCCCCAACGAATGGATGTTCAGCAAATGCAATATAAATGTATGTAGAACTTGCATTCATTGATGTACCAGTTGACCTTGGTTTAAATCCATTAGATAATAAATCACAAGTATTACCTGTTGCTTCGGCAGCAGAGTCATTAGGAAATAAACCTTTATCAGTTGGATTAAAAGTGTCTCTTCTAGAATCAATAATTACCCAACTTCTTGTGTTGTCCATATCTTTAATCATTACAAAAGCTGGTTTAAAACCTGTGTAAACAAACGGACCATCTGCACTATTATTTCCTTCGTAACTACCAAATCTACTAAAGCCATCCACCGAATGCCAGCAGTACGCAATGTAATTATTACCACTTTCATTTACTTCATAACCAGTACCACCAATAATAAAAGCTGAAGCTGTGGGGGCACCCCACATAGATGCAGTTGCTACAGCAGCAGTAGTATTTAACACTATGTATTTTGTTATACCACCTAGAGATTTATGATAACATCTCCAAGCAGTTGAATTTCCTTTATCTTTAAATATCATCCACTCTGGTGCAGCAGATAAGCCATGTCCAACTGAAGCTGCTCCACCAGTTCCAGTATATTCTACTATTGAAAAACCTGCAGTTGTATTTGCTTGGACAGTAGAGGTAATTGCACCTACTTCATTTGTAGCTTTTGTTCCTCCGTTTGCTACCCAGTTCCAAGCTACAACAGAGTCACCAGAACCATTAATAGAACTATTGTCCCCTACTGCATAACCTCCTTTTAAAAATTTATATAAGGCATCAGTTCTTGTAGATTCTGCGTTAGTTGAACTTGGCATTATAAGTTTACCTGCACCTCTGCTTGAATCATAAAGTTGATGATTAGAGGATGCACTTCTTTCTTTAATCCAGGATAATCCACTTACACCTTTTGCAGTCTCTGGCATGTTGTCTTGTTGTACTGTAGAAAAACCAGAAGGTGCTGAATGAGTATAAGATTTTTGACCAAAATTCCAATCATTATGTCCACTATAACCTCTTTGTTCAGTAAAACATAAACCACCATC